CTTCCAGAATTTATTGGCCATAGAGAATTCGAAGGATTTACCTTTGCGCATATTGCATTACCATTTGTTAATCTAGATCCAGATATTGCTATACAGCCAGTTGGTGATGACTTCCCTGGTTTATTTGTTGGCGAAATATTTAATTTTAATTCTGAAAAATATGAAACAGATGCCCAACAAATCCATGACGATTTCTTTTATGGTGAATTTGGTTTCGATTCATTAATGAATTATGATGGATTCTTTACCTATGTTACTGTAATGGGTGATTACTTATTTGGTATAACAGATCATCTCGGTATTAAGCCTCTTTATTATCGTACTGATATGGAAGCAATGGCATCTGAAATCGATGTACTAAAACTTTTTGGTCCAGTTACAATCGATGAAACATTTATGTCAAATACTTTAAAGTGGGGTTATTCACCAGATCCAAGAACACCATTTAATGAAATTAAACAGCTTCCACCTGGTCATTTTATCCATCAAGGTGTTATACATAATTATTGGGATTGGGAAAAAGTTAAAACCGATACCTTATATAATGATATGAAACGTTCAGTTGTATCCAGACTTAGTGGTCAAAGAGAAGTTTCTATGCTACTATCAGGCGGATTAGATTCTAGTATTATACATGGTCTTCTCAAAGAGATTGGTCATGACATTACCTGTATCCATGTAGAAAATCACGAAAAAGACTTTGCACATCTTGTATCAGATAATCTTGTTGAGGTAACACTTGATGATGTATCTGATGAGGAAGCAGTTAGTATTCATCAATCACCAGTAGATCTTGGTTCAGTTAAACCACAGATTGCTATGGCTAGAAAGCTACGCGAATTAGGTTTCCATGCAGTTATGACTGGCGATGGCGCAGATGAATTATTCGGTGGATATAGACGTGCAAAAGAATATGATAGTCAGTATTCCGATACATTTGTCGAACTACCATACTATCATCTTCCCAAACTAGATCGGACTATGATGAGATCTACAATCGAACTTCGTGCGCCATTCCTGGCACCATATATTGTTAAACATGCATTGAATACACCTTATTCACTTCGCAATGGTGAAAAGAAAGTCTTAAAAGAAGTATTCAAAGATATTGTTCCTAAGGAGATTCTGAATCGTGAAAAGCATCCTCTCAAAACTGATAAAATCAGAAAAGACCCAATCGATCAAAGAATCATCAACGACGGAATCTTTAGAACAATCCAATAAATGGGATAAAAGATATATGCAGCTGGCTAAAGAAGCTGCTAGTTGGTCGAAAGATCCTTCAACTAAAATTGGTGCAGTTTGTATTGGGTCTAAAGGTCAAGTATTATCTACAGGCTATAATGGGTTTCCCCGGGGTATAGACGATAGTCTTACTCGTTACTATGATCGGGAATTAAAATATAAAATGGTAGTTCACGCAGAAATGAATGCCATTTTTAATGCAACATACAACGGTGTTTCACTTGATGGATCAACAATGTATGTTCATGGATTACCTGTTTGTTCAGATTGTGCAAAAGGTATTATCCAAGTCGGTGTCAAGAGAATTGTTATGGATGGATCAATTCCAAATAGGTGGAAAGACTCTTGGCAATTAACACAAAAAATGTTTAACGAAGCAAATGTTAAATGGGAGTTAACCAATGTCAGCAACCCAAGAATGGATTAAAAAGCAGTATCAAACTGAGCGCGGCGTCGTAGGTGAAAATGTGGAATACACAAACATGCGATTAAGCAGAGAAGCTATGGATTTAAAAGAAAGGGTTAAGAAACTAGAAACTGACATGGCATTTTTAATAAAAGAAAAAAATGAAGAATAAAATCCTAATCATTGGACATAGTCCAGCCAAAAAGAATATACTTAAGTCTCCTACTATGAAAAGACTTCATAAGTGGATGGATGAATGTGGTATCGATTTCTATGGCTTTACTAATCTTTGTTATGAACCTAAGGCGAAGCTAAAAGAAGAAGATATCTTTTTGACTGATATGTCTGGTCACAGGATTATAGCATTGGGAGGATTCGTTTCCAAATATTTAAATAAATTGGGTGTGGAGCACTTTGCTGCTCCGCATCCATCACCATTGAATAGAAACCTAAATGATAAATCATTTGAAAATAAAATTATTAATGAATTAAAGGTTTACACTCAGGCTATATTATGATATAATATGTACATCAATTCAGGAGAGATATATGAGTATTATGGATAAACTCAAAAAGAATAGTAAGATCAAAGAAACTTCTATTCTTGCAGATTCGAAATTTTTTAATAGCCAGGATATGGTACCAACAGACGTTCCTATGATTAATGTTGCCCTATCCGGTTCCGTGGATGGCGGACTTGCGCCAGGACTTACAGTACTAGCTGGCCCATCCAAACACTTTAAGACTTCCTTCGGTCTTATTATGGCATCAGCTTACTTGAAAAAGTATCCTGATGCCGTAATACTTTTCTATGATTCAGAATTTGGTTCTCCGCAATCTTATTTTGAACAATTTGATATCGATACATCACGAGTACTTCATACACCTATTACAGATGTAGAAGTATTAAAATTCGATATTATTGGCCAGCTAGAAGAATTAGATCGTAATGATAAGGTTATTATTATGATCGATTCTATCGGCAACTTGGCTTCAAAGAAAGAAATGGAAGATGCGATTAACGAGAAATCGGTTGCTGATATGTCACGCGCGAAAGCCCTTAAAGGTCTTTTCCGTATGGTTACGCCGTATCTTAACATGAAAGATATTCCACTCATTGCTATCAATCATACATATCAAGAGATGGGATTATTCCCTAAAGCAATTGTTTCTGGTGGTACTGGTATTTATTACAGTGCAAATAATATCTGGATTCTTGGTCGTCAACAAGACAAACAAGGTACAGAGATTAAAGGCTACCACTTTGTAATTAATGTGGAGAAATCGCGTTATGTTAGGGAAAAGTCAAAGATTCCTATTTCGGTGTCTTGGGAAGGTGGAGTACAAAAGTGGTCTGGCCTTCTTGACGTTGCTCTCGAAGGTAAATATGTTGCTAAGCCGTCTAATGGCTGGTATTGCAGGGTTAGCCGGGAGACTGGTGAATTACTTGAGCCAAAAGTACGAGAAAAACAAACACTAGAAGAAGAATTCTGGTTACCTATTTTAGAAGAAACCGATTTTAAAGAGTTCTTAAAAACTAGGTATTGTATTGGTAATTCTTTAATTCAACCGGAGGAATGCTAGTGTCTTTAGACTTACAAAGAAAGTCTGAAGGGGTACATTATGAGTTGATTCCTTCAGATGAACATGAACAGGCCTGGAACGTACGTATTCTAGAAGGTGACTTTGTTGAGACAGTACTTCAGTATGGAGCTATCTCTTTTAACAAAGTTCGCGAAGGTGAGATGAATTTTAATTTTTCAATTGTATCTACACCAGACCAGGACCTGGAAGTTAGTAACTTAGATCTACAAGAGGAAGCAGGTGATATACTTCAATCTGTTATTGCACAGGCTATTTCTGATGGATCATTAATGACAAAGGAAGAAGAATAGATATGGCACTAACATCAGATATTGATCGTATTATTATGTTAATGGAAGAAATAGCATATGCAGAATCTCAGCTCCAACCTCATGATACAGGTCATATTAATACTGCAATTGCTTGGATGCAAAAAAGAGTAAACGAAATCAAGGATAAATCTAAAAATGAAAATTCTAGTTATGGGTCTGCCGGGCGCAGGTAAAACCTGGCTATCAGAAAGACTACAAAAATATTTAGGATCAGCATGGTATAATGCAGATAAAGTTCGCGAGATGGCGAATGATTGGGACTTCTCTCCTGAAGGTAGGGTAAGACAGGCAAATCGAATGAAGACATTCGCTGACTATGAAAAATCTCATGGTCGATATGTCATCTGCGATTTTGTCTGTCCTACTCGACAAACAAGAGACGCCTTTAATCCGGATCTAGTTATTTGGTTAAATACTATCGAAGAAGGAAGGTTTGAAGATACAAATAATATGTTTGAAAAACCTGAACTAGTTGATTGGGTAGTAGAAGGATTCTTATCAGATAAAGAAATCGAAGAAATCGCTACAGAAATAAAGGGTTACGGTGTATAAAATGGCTGATATTATTATTAAAGAATTCGACTGGAAAAATCCAACAGTACAGATGCTTGGGCGTTGGCAACCATGGCATGATGGTCATTCAGAACTATTTAAAAGATGCCATGCTATGACTGGACAAGTAGCTATTATGATCCGTACAGTACCAGAGGCACGCGAAGCAAATTCACGTGTTCCCGGTCAAGATGATAATCCATTTGATATTAAAACTGTAAAAGAAAATATTCGTTTGGGATTAAAAAAAGAAGGGTTTACAGAAGACGAAGATTACGTTATAATGATCGTACCAAACATCGTTGACATTGGATATGGACGTGGCGTTGGGTATACATTTACAGAACACGATCTTGGAAAAGAAGTACATTCTATTTCAGCTACTAAGATTCGTGAACAGATGAGGGAAGAAGGTAAACTTGCAAAAAAACATTGAACAGACTATTCTTCGTAATCTTTTAACAGACGAAAATTATATGCGGAAAGTTCTTCCGTTTATAAAGCCAGATTACTTCGAAGGTGTCTATCGTATATTATTTAAAGAAGCCGGTAAGTTTGTTGGGAAGTATAATAAGCTTCCAACTTCGGAATCGTTTATTATTGAGCTTGATCAATCTGATAGACTTACCGGTGAACAGTATTCCTTAGCAAATGATATTATTCCGCATCTTTTTTCCAGAGAAGAAATTGATGAAAATTGGCTATTAGATACAACTGAAAAATGGTGTCAAGATAGAGCAATCTATAATGCTATTATGGAATCAATTACTATTATTGATGGTAAGCATGATTCCCTAACAAAAAATGCTTTACCTGATCTTTTACAAAAAGCATTAGGTGTTGGATTTGATACTAATATTGGTCACGACTATATTGAAAATGTAGAAGAACGTTATGAATTTTATCATACAGAAGAAGATCGTATACCATTTGATCTCCAGTATTTTAACAAGATTACAAAAGGTGGTGTACCAAATAAAACACTTAACATTGCCCTTGCAGGTACTGGCGTTGGCAAGTCTCTATTCATGTGTCATGTTGCTGCTAGTGCTTTGGTAGAAGGCAAAAATGCTTTATATATTACAATGGAAATGGCAGAAGAACGTATTGCAGAACGTATCGATGCAAATCTATTGAATATTCCTATTGATCAATTATCAAATGTTTCCAAAACGGATTTTACACAAAAGGTTGCAAATCTTGCTAAGAAGACAACAGGTAAGCTAATCGTAAAAGAATATCCTACAGGATCAGCACATTCAGGTCATTTCCGTGCACTCTTAAATGAATTAAAACTAAAGAAACAATTTGAGCCAGATATTATCTTTATTGATTATTTAAATATTTGTGCTTCATCTCGCATGAAAGGAATGGGTGGTGCAATTAACTCATACTCGTACATTAAGGCAATTGCTGAAGAGCTACGTGGTCTTGCGGTCGAATTCGACGTACCGATCTTCTCTGCAACGCAAACGACTCGTTCTGGTTATTCTAACTCAGATGTTGGGCTTGAAGATACGTCCGAGTCTTTTGGATTACCCGCTACCGCGGATTTAATGTTTGCTCTTATTTCGACTGAAGAATTAGAACAAATGGGTCAAATAGCTGTAAAACAATTAAAGAATAGATATAATGATCCGACACTCCATAAGAGATTCGTTCTTGGCGTAGATCGTTCTAAGATGCGTCTTTATGATGTTGATGAAAATGAACAGGATCTTACTGATGATACACCAGTCTTTGATAGGACAGAAACCGGACAAAGATTTAAGGATTTTAAGCTATGAAATATAAAAATTACGAATTAAGTACCTATTGGGGTGATGAAGAATATCATGATAGAAAAGCAAACGTTATGCGAAATAATAAAGGATTCTATGTAGAATTATATAAAGGGGAAGAACTAATTGAAGTTCGAACCTTATATGACCATAGCGAGATCTATGCAGAGAATGCTGCAGAAAACTATGTGATAGGAATTTTAAATCCATGAGTGTAAAACTAATTAGTTATTCAAAGGGAGAGAAAGATGAAAGTCTCCAGGACATTATTGCGTATACAGCCCGTGTCTCGAATCCATCCAACCAAGACAACACCGAAACGTCAGAAAGACTATTACGATATCTCATCCGAGAAAAACACTGGTCGCCCTTCGAAATGGTTAGCGCTTGCCTGGAAGTAACTACTACTCGTGATATTGCCCGTCAACTATTACGACATAGATCTTTTTCATTCCAAGAGTTTTCTCAGCGATATGCAGATCCTACACAAGATCTGAATTTTGTTATGAGAC